CATGTGTATATTTATTCATGCATCCTGCATTGATAAATATGTTATAGGATACACAATGAGCGATCTGCAAACACAACGTCAAGAGATATACGATTTCGTCAAAAACATGCTGGGCGGTGGCATGGTTGAAGTGGAATTGGATCCCAGTCATTATGAGACTGCACTCACCAGAACCTTGGGCAGATATCGTCAAAGATCCGACAACTCTGTGGAAGAAAGTTACATATTTTTAAACACAGTGTTGGATCAGAACAGTTACACACTGGCCAGCGAAATTATGGAAGTGAGACAGTTGTTTAGAAGATCAGTGGGATCACGTTCTGGAGGTGGAGACGGCGGCACATTGTTTGAACCTTTCAATTTGGCCTACACCAATACCTATCTGCTGTCCAGCAGCAATATGGGCGGCGTGGCCACCTACAACATGTTTTCACAATATCAAGAATTGGTGGGCAGAATGTTTGGCAGTTTTATCGAATTCAAATGGAATCCAACCACCAAAATATTGACACTGTTGCAGAGACCCAGAGCCAATGAAACATTACTGTTGCACGCTTACAATTTCAGACCTGAAAGTCAACTGCTGCAGGATTACAAAGCTAGAGAATGGATCAAAAGTTACACGTTGGCCAATTGCAAATACATGTTGGGTGAAGCTAGATCCAAATTCAACACTGTGGCAGGTCCACAGGGCGGAACCACACTGAATGGAGACAGTTTAAAATCCGAAGCACAGGCTGAAATGGACAGATTGGATGCAGAATTGGCCACTCAAATGGCAGGCGGCGTGGGCTATCATTTCACAATAGGTTAATATTTCATTGACATTATTATAAATTTAAAGTACAATAGTGCTTTAATATGATTATCGGAATTTGCGGATTGATAGGCAGTGGCAAGGATACCATTGCTGACTATCTGGTTGCACAACACAATTTTCAAAAAATGTCTTTTGCTGACAAGCTCAAAGATGCAGTAGCCCAAATGTTTGAATGGGATAGACAACTGCTGGATGGCAAAACAGATGAGAGTAGAGCATGGCGTGAACAGCCAGATGCATACTGGAGCAAAGAAGTGGGCAGCACAGTCACTCCTAGATTGGCTCTACAAAAGTTTGGCACAGAATGCATGCGCAATGGATTTTACGATGGCATATGGGTCAGTTTAGCCAAAAAGAAAATCATGGACAATCCTCAAATAAACTGGGTGATTCCGGATGTGCGTTTTGTGAATGAAGCAGACATGATCAAAACAGTGGGCGGACAAGTGTGGTGGGTCAAGAGAGGCACACTGCCACTGTGGTTCAAAATATATCAAGATGTGGGAGTGGTACCCAAAGACATACATGCCAGCGAATGGGCGTGGGCTAGATGTGAATTTGACGCAGAGTTAACCAACAACAGCACTGTGCAGGATCTTAGAAATCAGGTACAAGGTCTCCTTGCACCCATTTGATGCCTTGTGCTTGCAGCACTCGCTGACAATTGGCACACACCGTTTTTAAATTGCTGAATCTACAGTTGTTGAGATTGCCATCCACATGGAACACATTGAACTGTTGAGCATGTCGGCTTTTATGTGAGCATTTATCACACTCATTTTTTTTCACATAGCCTGACTGCTGCCATTTGGTTTGACCCATGGATTTGCCTTTGTAACGCACACACAATTCGCACTGACTTCGGTAAAATACCTTGTTTGCTTTGTGATAATTCACAGCACAGGGGCGTTGTTTGCAGGCTTTGCACAAAGGTCTCATACCGTATTTAGCTGCCCTTTTTAGGCCCTTTTTGCTGGGTTTAATTAGGTGTGTTTTTGAGCTATCAGAATAAATACATTCAAATAAGTCATAGATAGGAGAAAACAATATGGCACTAGTATCACCGGGCGTACAAGTCACAGTAATAGACGAAAGTTTTTATACACCAGCGGAACCAGGTACGGTTCCAATGATATTTGTTACCTCTGCACAAGACAAAGCAAATTCTTCTGGCACAGGCACAGCACAAGGAACACTGGCAGCAAATGCTGGCAAACCTTATCTTGTAACTTCTCAAAGAGAATTGAGTGATTTATTTGGTGATCCTATCTTCTACACAGATTCAAACAATAATCCCATACATGCAGGTGAGTTAAACGAATATGGATTGCAGGCTGCCTACTCTTTATTGGGAGTCAGCAACAGAGCCTATGTGGTGAGAGCTGATGTGGATCTTGCAGAATTGCAAGCATCTGCCAATCCTCCAGAAGCCAATCCTGCTTCAGGCACCTATTGGTTCGACACAGCAGCCACCAAGTTTGGCATATTTGAATGGAATTCTAATCCTATCACTGCTGCAGGTGGTCAAAAATTTACTAATAAGATTCCCACAGTTATTACCAACGTCACAGATTTAGACAGCGGAGTACCCAAAGCAGCCGTGGGACAGATAGGCGATTACGCCATTGTGGCCACTACCACTTTTAATCAGCTGTTCTACAAAAATTATTTAGGCACCTGGGTGGCAGTAGGATCCAATGCTTGGAAGTCCAGTCACTACACAGTGAAAGGCACTGCAACCGGCAACGTTTGGACAGGTAACTTTACTGTGAATGGAAATACTATTACTGGAGTCAGTTTAACAGCAGTAATTTCTTCAATTAACGGATTTACATCTGGAACAGGAATATCAGCTGCTTCTATTGGTGGCACACTGGCAATATTTTCAACCACCAGTCCCGTCACTCTAGGCGGTGCAACAAATTCATTATTGGCCAATATGGGGTTAACTGCTGGTGTGTATTACATACCTCAAGTGTTATCCCAAGCACACACTCAAATTCCTGCATTCAAATCCACAGACGCCAATCCAAGGCCCTCTGGTTCACTATGGGTCAAAACCACTGCACCTAATCTAGGAGCCAGTTTCAAAGTTAAAAAATTCAATGGCACCACCAATCTATTCGAAGACATATCAGCTCCGTTGTATGCCAACAATGAAACTGCTATTAGAAATTTAGACAACGTGGGTGGTGGTGTGAACATTCCTGTGGGCACATTATACGTCAACAGCAACAACAGCAGCGATGAGATTGATTTTAGAATATTAAGAAAAGAAAACAGCGGAGCTACTATTATTAAATCCAGTGTGATAGCTACTCAACTAGTGGCTGGCACATACTCATTCACCATGCAAGAGTCATTGGTAGGTCAATTGTCTTTGGATGCAGCTAAAACTATATCAATAACCATAACATCTGCCGCAACAACTAATGCTGATCAAATCGCAGGCGCAATCAACTCAGCAGGTTTCACCAATGTGGAAGCCAGTGTGGATGCACTGAACAGAATAGTGATATCGCACAACTTGGGCGGTGAAATCAAGATCACAGACACCGATGATCTGTTAACTGCTGCAGGTTTCAGTGATTTAACCACAAACCTGTATTATGACAATCCACAAAATGATGGATCTACTGAACCTCAGGTTTGGAGAGCTACCAACTGGAAAATTTTATCCTACGTGGCATCTGCCAACAATCCAACCAGTTTGACTGCAGACGGAACTCTATGGTACAGTTCAGTGGTGGACGAAGCAGACATCATGGTGCATGATGGCACCACATGGGTGGGTTATAAAAATGAATACGCTACCACAAATTCATTGGGACCAATTGTGTCAGCCACACAGCCAACTGAACAGAGCAATGGAGACGCTTTGGTGACCAATGACCTATGGATTGACACCAGTGACATAGAAAACTATCCACAAATTTATAGATACAATGCAGCCACCACATCATGGACATTGATCGATAGTTCAGATCAAACCACAGAAGATGGTATCATATTTGCAGATGCAAGATACAGCACAGATGGCGGCACAGTGGACGGAGAAGATCCAGCTAGCATTGAAGAATTATTAACTGAAGACTTCTTAGACTATGATGCTCCAGATCCAGCATTGTATCCAAAAGGCATGCTGCTGTTCAACACTCGCAGAAGCGGTTTCAATGTGAAAAGATTTGTGAGAAATTATGTGGATCTAACTGAATTTAATGATAGATTCAATGAGGACATGACCGACTACTATCCACACAGATGGGTGCTGGAATCTGGCAACCAAGAAAATGGTGCAGGTTCGTTTGGTAGAAAAGCACAGAGAAAAGTGGTGGTGCAAAAATTACAAGCAGTGGTCAACAACAATGATGAAATCAGAGATGATGCTTCTAGATTGTTCAATCTAATGGCATGCCCTGGCTACCCAGAGTTGATTGGCGAAATGATCACACTCAACTACGACAGAGGATTAACAGCTTTTGTTATTGGAGATTCACCATTTAGATTGACTCCAGATGCCACTTCATTGAATGAATGGGCCACCAACGTGAATCTTGCAGTGCAAGACAGCGATGCTGGACTCACATCGTTCGATGAATACATGGGTGTGTTTTATCCATCAGGATTGACTAGCGACAATTTCGGCAATGACGTGGTAGTACCAGCCAGTCACATGATATTAAGAACCATTGCTTTGAGCGATCAAGTTTCTTTTCCATGGTTTGCTCCAGC